CTTCCGGCCGGGCAGGCGCCCTATGCGTCCATGCTCCAACTGCCGCCCTTCACGCTGACGAAAACCATGTCGCTGCGCAACAGCGCGACGCCAAAGACCGTCTCGGAATCCCTGTTAGGGTGCAAGTGCGAACAGTCGAGCTCGGACACTAACCGAAACGACGCGGAGACGCTTTCGTCCATCAACATCCGTGCCCGTGCCGTACAGCGCTCGGTCGCACCCATCCAAACTATTGTGTAAACCAGGACGGGCGGGCACCCCAAGACCCGCCCGTCTTTAAAACCCAAAAATTATGTCGCAAATACAAGAAACAGAGCGCCTTGACCTCCAATACACCGTCACGGCCTCGTATTTCGTCCCCTCCTTCAACAAAGAAGGTCATATGATCGAGGAGGAGAAAAAGAACCAAAATATCGCCTTTTGGCGTTTACAGCGCCGCAACATCGAGCACTCGAAGCTATCCATGTCGATCCTGTCGCGCGAGGAATCGGAGCAGAAGGGAGTGATTGGCCTGGCCATGGACTTCATCAAAGCCTGCTGCGTCGACGACAAGGTGCGCGAAGATTTGCTCGGCGATGCTCTCGCCTGCGTGGAAATCTTTCAGTCGGAACCTGTCAGCGAGGACTTCCGCCGTTTTTTCGGGACTTGGGAGTTCTTGAAGGCACTCCCGAAGAATCCGTCCGGCAAAAAATAGAGGAGTATGCGAAGGACGACCCTCTGCTTATCAAGAAGGCTGTCGTCTCCAGATACTTTCATGAGCCTTACTCTGACATGGAGAAAAGGCTCAGCATCAATGATATAGACAAGTTATATACACTTGCGCTTCACCTTGTCGACATCATAGACATGGCGCCCTTTAAATCTAAAAAATAATGGCAACATACACCATACGCCTCAACCTTGGGGGAGACGTCATCGAACGTCTTACTCGTGCCAACGCACTGAGTGACCAACTGGAGCGCAAGACCAACCGCATGTCCCGGAATGGCCGAGGCGGAGGCGGAGGTGGTGTGGCCAACTATCCGAACCTGCGGCACGGATGGCACGAGCGCATGTCCTCCATGTATGACGTGTCGCGCCGATTCGGCAACCGACATACGCGCGAGGATTTCATGTCCGATGCCAACCGGGCGTTCGGTTCCATCCGGCGCTTCCGCGAACAGTTCGTGCGCAATTCCTTCACCCCGAGCGGGTGGATGCGAAACGCCGGGAACTTGGTCGGGGCGGTGTTCGATTCCGCCGCCGCAGTGATAAAGAGCAACCCCGCACTCCTGATGGGTGCGGGCGTTCTCGGTACTGGAGCCGCGGCGTACGCTCTTCCTAAGCTCATCGGCGGAGGGCTGTATGCCGTGCTGTCCAAAACCTTGAACAGCTCGTCCATGACGGACGCCATATCCAACCGCATGCAGATGGATATGGCACGCAGAGGGTTGGGATCGGGCTACACCTCGGCGCTGTCTGACGCCACGCGCATGGCGGCCGAATACGGCTATTCTCGCGCAGGCATGCTCTCCATGATAAATACCGTGTCGGGCTTCGAAATCGGAGGCACGCAGATCGGCACGGCCATAGCCACGCAGATCGCGCGGCAGGTGGGTAAAGTCGCCCAGATCGGAGGTCGCCCCTACGACATCGTGGGCCTGAACATGCAGCAGCTGCTGGCTGCCGAAAAGCCCAACCTTCGCGACGTGCGCGAGTTGATACATGCTGCCCCGATTCTCACCAAGTACGCCAACGAGGCCATGAAAAGGAGGGGTATCGCGGGGGAGAGCCCCTACAATTACCTCCAGGATCGCGCCAACATGCTCCGGGCCCTGCATCGGCTCGACACGGAGCTGCAACCCCCGTCGGCCGCGGCGGCGCGCGGGCAGATAGCCCTGGCGAAGGAGAATTTCTGGATCAACCTCGCGGGCATGGACAAACTGTGGGAAAGCGTCGGCCGGGCCGGAGAGAATATGTTCGACCGCATATCCGCACGTTTGGATATGTGGTACAACTCGTTCGACCCCAACAGGCTGGACAACATCTTCGACGACTTCGTGGATGGCGTGGAGGATGCCATAGGCGCACTGACGGCCCTTTCGGACTGGATACTCAACCTCTCCGACTTCTTCGGGCTCCTGAATCCGTGGAGCTGGGGCGACAAGAGCCGCTGGGACTTGCGGTACGAGAAATCGGCCAAGCAGTCGGAATACACGGAGAGACGCAAAGCCGCGACATATCTGTCCGAGGAGCTGGGAAAGAGGTATGTCGAGGAATACCTTTCTACTCCGGCTGCCCGCAAGGCGTGGGGTTTGGACGAAGGCACCGAGGAGAACCGCGCCGCGAATCTGAAAGACGCGCGCGACATCCTGCTTAAAAACTTCACCACTACCTTTACGCCCAAGGTGCGGGAAGGACTGGAAGAGTATCCGGGGCATCTTCCTGCCGAAAACGGGCAGCCCCAGTATGCTACAGGATTGCTTAAGTATAATTACACCCCGTACGAAGCAAACAATGGATTCAGTCTCTTTAATTTCCTAAAAACAGGTAATTCGAGAGACGTTACCACTGTAACCAAAGGAGAACTATCCACTCAACCTGTAACCTTCCGTACCAATCCTGCGCTCAACGACCGGGAAGTCAACGAGAATTTCAACCGGGTGACGAAGATTTACGGCGAAGGCGGCGGCGCCAGCGGGAAGGACACCAAGAAGATAGAAGATTTGACAAAGGGATCGAAGTCGCTCATTATCAACTTCAATGCACCAATTGTGCAGATGCCGACCCAAATAAACACCAATGCCACGCCTGAAAGCATCATGCAGACCATATCCAAACAGATCGAAGAGGTGACAATTCGAGGGCTGCAAATAGCCTTCAACAACTCAACACGCACGCTCAATGGCTAAAGATCAATATACCGCAAACACAACCCCCAACGACACTCCGAGCGACCTCCCGTCCTTGGGACAAATCCCGGCGTACAAGGCCGTTACGGATGGCATAAGCGCCGTAGAAAAAGCATACCAGGCGGGGTTGAAAATAACCCTGGCGGAGGTAGGATTCTGGCGTCAGATCGTTCAGTTCCGCGGCAAGGCCAAGACTTCAGACCCCCAGTATACCGGGATGGCGGACACCCTAAAGCAGTCCGACGACTACAAAACGGCCATACAATCGGTAGATCGTCAGGATATACAGCGAGAATATGTATTTCGCTGCGGGGATTATTTCCTCCCTATCAACCTCACCTACGAAGTGGAAGGGGAAAAGAACGATTCTACCTCCCAGCTCGTCGACGGGGCAGAAATCCTCCAGGTTCTCAACTATAAACCGATGGTCGTAACCGTGCGTCTGCGCATTGAACGCAACTTGTCTCGCGTCGACACGGACGCCTCGGCCTCGAACCTTTCCATGCTCGACGCCTTGTCCTATGAGGCATATGCCGACCAAGGGCTCGACAACACCGATCCCGCGGCCATGGCTATCGCCGACCTCGGCGTGGCTCTTCGGAGTTTGTGGCAGGGGCAGGATGTTTTCAAGATCGAGAACAAAGTCCTCAACAACGACCTCGGACTGGAGTGGGTATACATGAAGAGGTTCAAATATACCCCCAATCCGGGGTCTACCATCGTGGACGTCAGCATGACGCTCCACCAAATAAACATGGATGAAAATGCCATCGTATTTACGCAGGAGACGGTAAATACGACCAATCCCGCGGGGGGGGGCGGTAGGTGATGAAAGGTAATTTGTTCAGAGTAGGAAACGAGGTGTTTATCGAGGGGAAGAGCATCGGCCGATTCGCCTCAGTAGACATTACCGAGGAGCGGGATTCCCTCTCGGGAAGCTGCACCATGACCCTCCCGGTGTATGCCATCGGGTTCCGGCAGGGATTGCCTCCGGCACAGCGCATAAGGGCGGCCTTGGAGGGCATAAACATCAAGCCCGGCGCCCGCATAGACATCGACGGCTGGTTCTACAACAATGCTCAGTTGGGGCAGCAGTTCGAGAGGCTGCGCATTTTCAGCGGCTTCATCCGGCAGGTCATCGGGGGATTCCCGTCGAAGATCGTATGCGAGGACTACTCTTTCATCCTGCGGTTCGGCACTATAAATCGGGACTGGGTGTCGCGCACGAAGCTAAAGGACATGGTGGACTATCTATGCCCCATCTCTAACAAGGCATTCGATGACTACCGCAAGGCACAGGGGTTCGACAACCCGGCGGACTTCCCGGCTCTGTCGTTCGATTCATCGGATAGTGCGGATGTGGAGTTCGCTTTGCAGACCTTCAAGCTCATATCGCCGTTCGAGGCCCTGTCGAAGCTCATGAATATGTTTACGCTGTACGGCACTGTGAACACCCAGGGGAAGGTGTATTTCGGTATTGGCGTGAGGGACAAATTCAAGCGCACGGTGACACTGGCCACGAACACCAATGTCATCGGCCGCGACATAGTGCCTACCGACGGGCTGTTCGAGAACTACAAAGTGGTGGTAAATGCCCTCATGGCCGACGGTACAAAGTACACCTACGAATACGGCGATTCCCAAGGCGAGGCGCACCGATATTTTGTCCCGGCCAATACGGTATCGCTGACCGAACAGACGGCCAAGAACATAATGGCTCGGCTGAAAGGAACGCGCAACAAGGGAACTATAAAAACCGTGCTCTATCCGCAGGTTAATATGTTCGACTTTGTGGAGTACACGGACACCATGCTCCCGGAGCTTACGGGAAACTACTACGTGATAGGCAGGAATTTGAGCTGCGACACTTCCGACGGGTTCATCCAAACCCTGACAGTAACCAACGAAATGTTTATATTATGAAAACATCCGGCACTTTCGACGACGAATGCGCCCGTTTGGGAGCTGAATTCGGAACAAAGATGAATGACGGGAAGAGGGTATCGCTCGTCATAGCTACCGTGTCGGCCATAGACGAGGACGCCAAAACCTTAGAGGCTGTTGTGGATAATGATAGGATATTCAGCGACATAAGTCTAAACATTTTTCCAAATGGGGGCAACAGCCTCTATATTATACCCTCCATGAATTCCCTTGTGGTGCTGGGGTTCATAGAGGGTTACTCCGAGGTTCCGGTGCTCATAAAAGCCACGAAGATCGACAAGATGGTCGTATCGAACGTCGCGGGCACCGAAGAGGAGGGCGAAAGCACTATTTCTTTCGATAAGGACGCCGTGGAAATAATCCGCGGCACCTCTTCTTGGCGGATTGAAAAAAATAAAATATCTTTCACTGCCGATAAAATTGAAATGGATGGCGGGGAGAACGGGGGGCTTGTGCTGGTAGATGGCGTCACCACGGCGCTCAACAATTTAGTGACGCAGGTAGGGAATATGTGCACAGTATTCAATGCGCATACCCACGGCGCCCAAGGTGCGTCGCCTCCGGCCACCCCTATGACCGCTCCCTCTCAGTTCAATAAAGGAGACTACGAAAATACCAAGATAACGCAATGACAGACGCAAAATTCGACTTTCAGGTCAACGACATAGTTATATCCAACGGGGACGTCGAGTTGGTGTCTTTGTGCAGCCAGCAGAACGCCACGCTGATATTTTCCAAGTCGGCAGCAAGTCTTACGAAGCCTCAGTTCGGGGTCGGATTCGAGGACTTCTACCCCCTGCTGCCCAAGTGGGCATGGGGTAAGGTTGAGGCCACGGCTGAAAAGCAAATATACGACGACGGAGCCCTCATTGCCCGCGTGAATATCTTTGAGGAGACAGCCTCGGGAGTTGTGAACGCGGACATACATGCGCGATACAAGGAGTAGACATGGCAAAGACGTACACAGTAAAACAGGGAGACACCATCCAGGACGCGGCATTCAACGTGTCCGGCTCTCTCGCAGGCATAGACCCGATATTGGAGAAAAACACGCCCACGAACATCCCACCCGCGGACTGGAAGGCCATGCAGTACCACCAGGAGCCTCCCGCCAAGAACTTTATGGAATCCTACACTCCGGCGCTGAGGACAAATCAGATTCTCGACGTCGAGGGGATCGACACATACAACCTACAAACCTTGCAGAGGCCTCCCTTCAACTCCTCGATGGATGTGAATGAAGAGGTGGAGGTGGAAATCTCGCGTCTCTTCAAAGCTACGGCTGAAGGAGGACGCGCCCTCATATCGGCACTTGCGCCCGAGGCTATGGGAGCGATGAAGAGTACGAGAGGCAACTTTTTGCGCGACACGTTCTACAACAGCCCCTATACCGTGCAGTGTTTATTCCGCACGCCTCCCAAGTACAAATACACTCCCAACCCTGAATCTGCGTCTCGGGTAATACTTGACACGTCGGGGACATCGAATTTCCCTCGCATCGACATCAATAACCCCTCAAAAGACATTATCAATCTTGTGTTATACAACAACAGGGGAAATATGTATTCACATCCTGTTTTTTGGGACTATTTATACAGTGTCGTATTCATTAACGACGGAGCCAAGGCCTATGTATATATCAACAACAATCTGTTAAATTCCAAAAATAAAAATTGGGTTAATTATACTTCTTATCTATGTCTTGGTGGACATGGTGGTAATAATCGTCCGGCGGTTGATTTTATGGGGGAGGTGATATGCGCCCGCTGGTTCGACCGCGCACTCACAGAGGAGGAAATGACGGCACTCCAAAACGGAGTGCGCCCGCAGGACTATATTGTGCCTCCGGCCTTGAAGCTGTCCTGTGTAGCTGAGTACATACCTCAGAACCTCATACCCTCTGATGAGGACAGCTCGAAGCCCGCCATGTGGCTCGACAGCGCCAAGCAGATGCCTCCCGACATCTCTACTCCGCCGATCCTTCGCAAGTCTGCCGGAGGTTATGACCTGGTGGTCAATGATAACCCCAAGATAGGCCGCGAGCCGATCTACAAACCCACTTACGACTTCAAGGGCGCCTATACCGCCAATGGCGCCTTCATGGGACAACGCATATCCACACAGTCGCTCGTCGACGGGACGCTGGAGTGCTACTTCAAAACCGGAGACGACAGCCATAATGAGCAGTGCGTATTCAGCATGGCGGATAATCTGGCATTTCCAAGGCTCACAATTATTACCAGCCGATTGTTGTTCTTAACCAACGATTTCTCAGTGAAATATCCCTGCGAGCCAAACACGACTTATCATGTGGTACTCTGCTATACTTTACAGGAAAATTTAGGCTACATCTTTGTAAACGGGATCAAGATTTCGGGGACGTTCAAATTGGGTATAAACCCATACGAGAGGCACTTAAACCTTGGCATGTACACCGAAAATATTCCGATCCTGTTGAAGGGCGAAATCTACCACTTCCGCAACTTCAATACATTTCTGACAGAAGCGCAGGCATTGATGTTGTGGAACGGAGGCGATCCCGCGTCGTTCGTGGTAGATGCGGATATGAAGGCATCCTGCACACGGGAGTATCTGCCGCAGAACATGCGGCCTCGGAGTGATGATCCCACCAAGGCGGGCTATTGGTGGTCGTCACACAAACAGATGCCCGTTAACGGAGTGCTGGAACCCCTGTCGGCGCCGCCCGCGGAGTGGCCGAATACAAACCTCGACTATTACAACTACCCCTCAATAATTAAACAATAACCGATATGTCACTTATAAATACCATATGGGATAACATCCAACGGACGATCCCGGCGATGAACACCAGCAACGCGGGCATCCTGCGCAAGATCGCGGAGGTGGTAGGCACCGTGCTTGACATTGTGCGGCTCGAAATCCTGCGCAGCGAACAGACGATAGCCGCAGCCGCAAAGATCGCGCGCGTGACGAGTGAGGCATGGTATGTCGAGAAGGCATACGCCTATCAGCATGGCGATCAGGTAGTCGTGGTGAACGAAGCGACGCAAGAGCTGGGCTATGCGACCATAGATGTCACGAAGCAGATAATAAAGCAGGCTTCGATGGGGTCTAATCAGGAGGGTTTGTACTACATCAACGTGGCGACGGCCGATGCCAACAACAACGTGGTCTCACTCACGCAGGATCAACTCGATGCGTTCAGCGCCTACTACCGCAACTTTTGGGGCGTCGGCGCGCAAATACAGGCCGCATCCAATGCTCCGGCCGTCCTTTCGGCCGACAAGCTGTATGTCCGCTTCGACAAGTCGTACAACCTCGATGCCATCAAGAACAGCATCAACACGGGGCTGCATGCCTTGCAGATGCAACGACGCACGACAAATACTCTGTATATCAACGACATAGAAAGCTATCTCTCGGGATTGAACGGCATCAAGGATGCCTACTTCTCCGAGGTCAAGGTCTCGCAGGAGGGCAGCATCACAACACCGCAGGATGGCAAGATAGTATTGAGTCCAGGTTATTTCAACTTCAACCCCAATCTGTACGATTTCACCAATAACATTACAATATTCGAGGCTATATGATGCGTTTCCGATATATTGACATCCCGAAGCTGGTGTTGCAGTTGCTCCGGCCGAATTACTCGGTGCGGCGCGACCACAGCTACACGGAGCAGCCGTTTTGGACAACGATAATATACCGCTACTGCCTGTCGTTGCTCATGGTGTTGCACGACTATCTGTACAACTACTACATGGTGCGCTCCAAGTGGTACATGATGGCGGCGTGCACACCTACATACGGGCAGATCGAAGGCGTATTGCGATACTGGTACGGGGAGTGGGGGCGAATATCCATCACCCCGAGCGGCGCGAGCATATGGCGATCTATGTGGTATGATTCGCCAAATCCTCCCGTATACCTGTATGACACTCCCACCCCGAAGGTATACCTTGGACAGGGAGGCACCATCACGGAGCAGCCCATCATTGCGATCCCGGCTGCCCTGTACAACAACTCAGAGGCATACAACCAGTTTATCGCAGACGTCAACACGCTCTTCCCCTTTTACATCAAGTATACTATAAAAACTCAATAATATGGCAGGAATAAAAAATATCAACGTCGTATCGGGCACTGGCAACCCCGTGCAAATGCAGGATTTGCAAAACCTCTGGAGCGCCATCAACTCGCTCCTCCGATCCACCAAAACGCCCATCTCCATCGTTGCGGGATTCGCCACGGCGAACAGCAGCACCGGGACGAATATCGGCGAAGGCATCATCTGCTATCAAGGACAGGCTTACTACCTGGCCGCCAATAGTGCTAAAATAGGCCAGTATCTTTATGCCAACACCATACAGGACGAACAGCGCGTGTATGAAGATGGCACGACGCGCTATACATATCAGGATTATGTCGTGAATGCTGCGGACAATGCGTCGGCATCGGGCATTGGCACCCTCATAGGGCAGGCCACGGCGACTAACCTCGCATCATGGAAGGTGGGCGTGCTATCCGACGGTTCCGTAACAGCGGCTATGCTGGCCGATGGCGCAGTGACGACGCCAAAGCTCGCAAACAGCGCTGTCACAACAGCAAAGATCGCAGATGGGGCGGTTGGTAGTTTGCAGATCGGCGTGGAGGCAATCAAGAACGGCAACATCCAGGATGGACAGATCACCGGGAGTAAACTGGCCGACCAGTCCATTCCCGGCTCAAAGCTCGGTAATAAGACCATCACCGGAACGCAGATTGCTGACAAAACTATCACGGCGGGAAAGATCGCCGACGCTACTATCACGGCGGGTAACATAGCGACAGAGACCATCACCAACGAGGAGATCGCCAACAAAACCATCATCGCAAGCCAAAAGCTGGAAGATGGCTCTATCGAAGAAGCACAATACGGCACTGCGTCGATATCGACACGAGCATTGCGAGTAAACTCGGTTAATACTTCCATCATCAAGGACGGAGCAATTACGGGCTCCAAGATCGCAGATGACGCCATATCCGGGATAAAAATAGAAGACGGTTCTATTCCGGAGAGTAAAATGACCGCTCCGGGAGTACTTTACCTGGAACCGACTACCGTGGTTCCCAATGCGACGCTATCTAATTACAAATTAAATATCATCAAAATCGGCAACATTGGCAGCACACATGTAAATGCCGTCATGCCTGTGCAACAATTGCCCGGCACACCTGTTCGAATATTCATAGAACACACCTTTTCAGAGAATGCTGTCGTGGATATAAGACTGTCAAACGTCGGGGTAGTGGTAGGTACTATCAACATTTCCAGCACCGTTAGCGGTATGTATGCCGAAATATTTGTGTACGACGGCCGCGTATTTTACTGGGTTTCGGGCGACGGTAATTATCAAATAGAATAGGATAATGGACACCTTATTGAAATGGATCATGGCTGTGGTGGGAAGCCTGCTGTCGTTGTTCGCTCCCGTGACGCCGCTGGTGCTATGCGCTTTGATATTCGTCATGATAGACTTCGTGATGGGTATACTGGCCGGGCGCAAGAGGGCGGCTCGGCAGCATAAGGACTGGTATTTCTCCAGCGACAAGGCATGGAAAACAGTCATCAAACTCACGTGCATTGTCGTTGGGATCGGCATGTGCCATCTTATAGACACTCAAATCCTCGACTTCATGAACTTGCACCTGGCCAAGCTCTTCACGGGCATGGTATGCGGCATCGAAATGTGGTCGTATTTGGAGAATGCCATGGAAATATCCGACGCTCCGGTATTCCGATCCCTTCAAAAATACGTGGGAAAGAAGATGAAGGATGAAGTAGGTATTGATATTGAAAACGCCCCGCAGGCTCCGGCCGACGGGGTAATAACGTCAAACAAAAAAAATGTGATATGAAAGTAGTTATCAATGGCTCCAAAGCCGATTATCCCTACATTTTTGTGAACGGAGTAAAAATGCCCGCGACCTTTATTGCCCGCCCGGCCAACCCGCGGGTAGACATGGGGCGCCGAATCATCATCGAGCCAGCGCTTCCGGAAGGTGGCAACACCCTGCTTACTGCGGACTACCTCGACTTCGAAATCAACGAGATTGTCATCTCCGATAACCCGTCGGCCTACACTCCCGCCGACGTTTTGCGATTCCTCAACGAAGGGAATGAATCCCCTACTGACGATGATTTCCCGGGCATCGGATCGGGTCTCTATTCCGGCGGGGGGGGGTCTCCTGAAATTCCCGACGGGTCGATCACCACAGCCAAGCTGGCCGACAATGCCGTGACTTCGGCTAAGATCAAACCCTCTGCTGTAGGCACGTCGCAACTGGCCATTGGCGCTGTATCCGGCGACATCATTCAGAGCAAGACGATTGTGGCGTCGAAGTTGGCGGACAAGACCATCACCGGAACGCAGATTGCCGACGGGGCTGTTACAGAAGCCAAACTCGCGCCGAGTTCGGTAGCCACCGAAAAGTTACAAGACCTGTGTGTCACGACGCCCAAGATCGCGGATCATGCCGTCGACACCACCAAACTCAACACAGGAGGCTCCCTCCAGGGCAGCGTTGAGTAGGCATAAAAGAACAGGCACCCTATCGGCGCCTGTTTTTGTTTGGCGGGTCTATTCCTCGCCCGGCGATCCCGAACACCAGCATAATAATCCCGGCCACAAAGAAGAGTACGCACGCACTGTTCATGACTATGCTTTTATTTCGAGGTGGAACGCAGGCTCACTCAGGTCATACGAAAACTTGGGGTTTTTGCCGGGAATAGATACGGGCGAAATCACTTTGATGACGCGCGGCTCGTCGAGTGCTGCGACCAAGAACTCCACGGGTTTCTCCATAGTCATACTCACGTCCAGCACATTCACCTTGCGATACTCCTCAGCGCTCACACAGTGCTTGGACACCCGTTCGCCCTTTTCGCTAAGCCGACTGATAAGTTTGGACATCTCGTCGATGGTCTCCTCTTTGTCCATGCCCTGATCCTGGCAGTCGTCGAACAGTGCGGTCACCTTTCTGCCGGGTTCCCGGTAGCGGATGCGCTTTCCGGCGACCAGGTTGTTGTACATGGCCATCGCCTGCCGATAAGGGTTGCGCCACGTGGAGGTGATGGTCACCTTCGGGTTGTCGCTCTTCTCGGCTATGGATTCGAGCAGGTCGATGACCGATGAAGCTACCATGTCCTTGCACTCTTTCAAGAGCGACGAGGAGAATACTACTCGTTTTGTTGTTCCCATGTTGTGTCTGCTAATGATTTGATATTGAATGATATAAACTCACATCCCTTGGGTACTATGTACTTGCGTATATGCGCTTTGTAGATTAATTTGTCGTTGAATTGATACCTTTCTTGCAGCGCATCCTGGAACGGTTTTACCGCGTTGTCGTAGTCGCACTGAGTGTTGGAGAATCCGAACTCATACCACACCTCGAACGGAGGAGACGGTAATTCTATGTCCGGGAGCTTTAAGAGGCATTCTGCGCGGAAGGCATCGTGCTCGCTGGTTTTGAATCGGCGCCCTTTGTATGCCCTATTTACCGTCAGCGGCTTGACCTGTATTGACACTTTGCTGTTCATGGTATATGCAAATCTTTTCGGTGTTTATGTGCGTCACCATGCCCGTCTTGGGGCAAATATGGTGCATATTCTTTTCGGCCGACAGGTATTTGCAGGACTTGCATGTTACCTTCGGCCGATCTCTGAATCCTTCGGTCTTCGGTTTTGCTGGCTTTTTAGGCGCCCTCAGCTTCATTTCCTCCAAATATTAAACCCTCCGCGCACCTCTCCGTATGGGGAGTCATCGAAGGGGTTGTACCCGACGGTTCCCTCGATGCTGAACCGCCCCTTGTTGTATCGCACGCGCGCGCCCACAAACTGATTGTTCCACCCGGGGGCAACCTGCGCGGTCACGACTATCCCCCCTTCCCATGCGGGCGGCATGACCGTCGTGGTGTGATGGGTCTGTGTTATGATCTTGGTTGGCACGAACAGGTATATACTTTCAAGCATGGGCTTATACCCGGACACCGTTGCGCGGTAGTTCTCGGTCTGAAATGTCTTTAGCTCGAACGGAAGCGTTACAGCCACTTTAACAGTATCGCCGGGCAGATGTACCATCACCGTGTCGATCCTCGAAATTTGATGCGTTTCTGTGATAATGACGGTATCTATTACATATTCCCTTATGACCACCGTGTCGACGCGGCATTCGATCTCCGGTTTCGATGGGGTGCAGCACAGCCATGACCGCAGGCTATAAAGTGCGATCATGGCTATGATTGCCCCGATGATGGCCGACGTTAGCCTGTTCATCTCCTATGCGTCGATCTCTTTGTCGACGATGGTGCCGTACCACGAGCGTAAAAACCATCCCGATACTACTCCCGCGAGGAATCCGATGGTTCCGGCGCTTCGAATGCTGCCCGGCAGGAAGTTGAACACAATGATGGCTACCACGGCTACCGCAGCAGCTATCAACCCGATTTTCAGTTTGTTGTCCATTTTATATAAAGTTAAAATTCAGGTATTCTCGGTATAGCGGGCGTCCAGTTGGATATGATTCCGTCGAAAAACAGAATCCAGTGCCGAATCTCGCTCGTGATATTCAGCACGTCGTTCTCGGTGGTAGGGTCGAACACTTTTGCATCAACCCCTCCATGCACCATTGCAACGATTTCGTTTAGGTCGTCCCGCATCTCGCGCGCGATGGTCAGAGCATCGGGGATCGTAAGCGCCTCCTCGATCTGAGACGAATCCACGAACTGCGTCATCGTATGCAGCGGAATGCCGTCCAGCACGCGAATGGTCTCGGCCATCTTGTCGGCTCCTTTCCGTAGCGTGGCCGCAGTATCGTCCAGCAGCAGGTGCAGGGATCGGAAGGGCGTGCCGTATACCATCCAATGACGCCCTTTGGCGTTCGAGTAGGCCACTTCGAGGGTGGCCAACAGCTCATTCAGAATAGAAGTCTGATTTTTCATCTTTCTGTTTGTGTATTATGGGTTTTATGGCGTCCGGATTGTTTGCGATGAAAACGACCTGTTCGTTTAGCGCATACTCATCCACCTTGTCGTAAAATTTGTATATTTGGTTCTTATGGTCAACACACTGGAAACGGAGGGCGTCGACCTCGGCCACTTTGCCGGAACGCAGATACACCAAGTGTTTCATGGCTTTATGGTTCATTATCGGGTTCGGGGTTTTGCTTGGCATCATCCTGCCATCTGTACGACGGTCGCAGCATTCTCCCATTTCCTATAAAGGTAGGTTTGCCTCGCTCCCCTACTTCCGGTTTGGGCTGGTAAAGATATACGGTATGCGTGTGCCCGAATTTGTCTATTTTTTTGAGCGGCGCGATGCAAAGTTTAACCTTGGCTCCCAACTCTCCGTTATTGCGAACAAACTCTTCTATCACGTCAACAGGTATCTTTTTCAGGTCTATTTCGGCATATAAGATTCCCGCCATGATTCAATCTCCAATTTCGCTTCGTGTTCAAACTTCGATATTATTTTGCTGTACGCCTTTATCTCCTTCATATCCTCAAACTTGCGGATATGGTAGTATGAATTCCGGCTCGTACAGTTCAGGTAGTTCGACAGCTTCACTCCGTTCATGAGCTTGTGGAAGTACATGATATGGATGAATACCGTTCGGGCGTCCGTGACCCTTTGGCGCCGACAGGGTGTCCGTATCTCCTCCAGCGATACGCCAAAGTGGCGTTCGAGCAGCATCCCTATTTTCGATAAAATAATTTCCATGCAGTAAATATAGTAAATTATTTTATCATACAAGCCCGCTCCGATCTATTTTTTCTTCTCCAGCTCTTCAAGGAGGGCATCGGCGTATGATACGGCATCGGCTGCCATAGCTTCGAATACTGTAATGTTACTGCTGGTGCTATGCGGAGATTTCCCCGCCAATTCTCTAATCATTGCCACCATAATCTTTTCGGATAGCTCGCGCCTCAAGCGCTCCCGGTCAACTGTTAAGTTTTCCTTAATAACTGGATCAACCTTTTCGGTAGCTTCGTCGATATGCTTCCCGTACTCTCCCCGCGCCAGCTTCTCGGCGTAGTCGTCGTCGCGCATCCTCAAGTCATAACTGGAATTTACCGACCCTGGATAGTATCGGCCATTTTCACAAAAGTACAGTGTACCATCTCCGTTATCTGCTTCCAGCTCAGCCGCAATAGGCTGAGGAACTCCACAGAATGAATGATCGCTATCAAACGATATTATTCTCACCAACTTACCCGCCTTCGTGCACACGGCCGCACCTCGCTTGGCGGCTCTCAAGTCAAAATCTTTCATATTTATTTCAGTTTTTCGATATTTTGCGAGAATCTCGCTATTTTTTCAAAACGGAGCGTCGCAATTTTTGCACGCCCCTCTGTATCTGAATACTTCATAGAGGCGTCCAAATAGCCACACCTCCAAATATCCATGGCCTGTGGTGTGCCTGTGACACCAGCATTTCCCCATGCGTATCTTAAATATATTCATACTCATTGCTATTTTACTAATTCGAAAAGTGTTTTATCCTTCGCTATCGTCCCGATTTTCACCCGTTCCGCCTCTTCTTTGGTATCGAACTTTAACACCATTCCTTCGCGTATTGGGCATCCATTATCCCGCCAAAGTACATAAACCATAAGACACCACTTGCCATCCCAAAACGTGGGCGCCCCGTATATCTCAGCCACGTAAGCATATATTTTACGGGTGACTATTTGACAGATCAAATCGCTCATTTCACCAACTCAAATTCGTAAACCACCACCCACGGGTTCCGATCCCATGTTCCACGGCCGGACACCTTGTCGATAAGCGCGGCGAAGGCTCGCCTGGGTGTATTGAAGGTTTCCTCGTACTCATGCCCCGGTAAAGCAAATAATTCGTATGGACGTCCCCCGGTCTTAAAGTAGGTCACATCCACCACCCCTTCTTTCATACAGTCCTCGTCCGAAATATCCCGCAACCGCTCGCAGCGGATTCCGATGATGCGGATTTGGTGGGGCATCAAATCGGCTCGCACAAACATTTTGTTGGTACTTCCGGGCACAAACGCCAAATCCGTAAATTCCCGCACCACATCGTTGTAACATTGCGCCACGGCCACGATCTCGCCAACCTTGTAGCTGCATTTGTCTTTGAAAAAGTCGCGCTCACGGTAGTATTCCCGCGAAACACTTGTGCCACCACGCGCAATACCACCTATTACCGAATTGCAAAAGTCATCGTAATCCGTCCACATTTCCCACAACCTATCGCTAACCAGCCTCCTCGTCATGGTCTTTCGCCCCTCGATGACCGCATCCGTCAGTCCGTAGCGGTCGTTAAACATTATCTTCTGCATGGCTATTCTTGTTTGAGGTTGTTAATTCTGGCGATCTCGACTTTCAAATTCATCTCTGCGCAGCGCACATCCCGTTGCAATTCCTCCAGCCGGGCTATCTGCTCCTCGTCAATCCGCGGGCATCCCCGCAGCCAGCTGTCGTAGTTCGGGGGTTCCAATTTGCCGTCACAAATACCTCCGATGCGCATACAGTAGTCGTAGTACCTGATGTATTCCTCCTCCGGAGCGTCCCGGTCGATGTCCGTCAGTATATCCGCCATACTCACGAATAGATCGCCGACTTCTGCAATTCCTCCGGGGTCGTTGCCTACCCACGCAGCCGGATCATAGTCGTAGCCGTGCTTTTCGCAGAAAGCAGCCAAATAGGCGTTGCAGGCCGCATTGTAATTCAGTCTCAGTTCCTCGCGTGACAATCCATTTGCCGTGAATGTCTTGCTTTCCCTTTCTGTGATCATCTCAATTCCTGTTTTCATGGGATTCTATTTCTTTTTTGAGTTCTTCGATTGATTTTCTGAGCCGTTCGTGTATTTCCACGGCGCGATACATAAGCCAGACAGTGACGATTCCGAGGATTGAAAGCAACGCCCACGCTATAATTTCATTCTTCATTTTCTCTTCCGTTTTAGCTCCGCAACGCGGAGATTCATGTATATCCTCGCAGCCTCTTCTTTAAGATCATCGGGGGACATTGCAAAATGCCATAGATGCGCATATTCATCCGAACTATACCCATAGCTCATGCCAACAACCGTCCCATCCATATCCTTACGAACTGAATAGATATTTATCTGACAACGCCCCTCCCGCCTCAGTCGGCGCAGTAGTTTGGTTTTCATGCCTCATAGGGATTTGTGGGTAAATCGTGAACGCTGACGGACAGTCCGGCGTCGATCAGACCGCGATAGTCAAACAGCCACTCGGAGAGTTTGTCAATGACGGGGATTATAAGCCATTCAGGCAGCGCCCGCAATAACTCGTAAGTATTCCATAGGGGGTCATATTCACCAAACCAATTTATTAAATCATACGTCCAGTTCGAATCCTTGCCATCTTCTCGGGTCATTTCAGCAATACACTCAATAGGAATGAATGTTTTGCCTTTGTGGGTGATCTCTCTGTTAAGGTCGGACATGGGACGAAGGATCGGCGATGCCATAACTAACTCTTCCGAATACTTCTCACCGGAAATCATTTCAACTTTTTCTTCCCCATTCCAGTCGCAACACGCTGCACTCTGCCACTCCCATACGGTGGTCATTCCGCGCTTTCTGTCTAATAATTTAAGCCCATACGGCAGATACCCCGCAATGTCGGTAAGTGTAAGTTCTCGTTTCATCGTATGATTTCTATTATTTTAAGTCGTTCATCAATCTCCGGAAACAGATAATCTATCGCATCACCATCAACTAAAATATCGTAGTCCTGGGCTCCATTCTCAACCGCCCAGTCGTACAGTTCTTTCGGTGTCATGGCTCTGTCTTATTCGTGAATCTCCCGCCAGCCGATGATTTCGTGTCGGTAAAAGGAGCCGTTGCCCGTGAACCAGTAGTTAAATTGCTTGTCGTAAGCCGCTATGTAATATATTCCCGGGGAAGTGCATATTATCACTGGTTTATTGTTATCCGGGGTGATGTTTGGGTCGTGCCAGCGCGTCAGCTCCGCGCGCTCGGATTTTCCGAACTGGATAAGCCATTCAAGGGCAGAGAAGGTAGGAATACAGCATCCCACACACCCCCGGTCGCAATTCTTTCGATCTTCGCAATCTACACAGATGTTATTTTCGCAAAATGCTTTTGCTCTTTCTTCAATCGTTTTCATTCTCGTCCAGTTTTTGGATGAAATCTCGTAATGCCACACAATTTTCCGATCCTATTCCGCACTTACATTCACCTACTACCGTACAGCAACAGTCTTGACAATAGGCCTTCGCCGCTTTCCGCCGCATCCGCTCCTCGGCCTCCTGCTCGGCAAGCTCGATAGCCCGTTTTGCCTCTATTAGCTTAATATCGCATTCTCCCGGACAATCGGGATACATCATCGCTATCGGTGTTACCACTTTCAACAAATATTGTTTTGCTTTTTCGCTTTTCATGGTTAGTTATCTTTTGTGTTTAACTTTTCGATTCGGGATGCAGGAAATCCAGCCCCCAAAGGGTATGCGCCGCTTCAAGTAGTCCGGATCATCCTCGTGGTTGTATGCCTCGGTCTCGAAGCAAGTGTAGTAGTACGCGCCCGGGTAAGGCGGGATAAGCACTTCGATCAGCCACGAAATGCCGTAGCAAATCCAGCCGGCGAAGAGAATGCCGACCACTGCCAGCACCCAGCCCCACCACGCGAAGTGGCAGCTTCCGGCTACGGGCAGGAGGATCGCTGCGAACAGCACGGTCAGTTCGATCTGCTGGGCGCAGTGGATTCCTTCATGCCGGCGCGTAGTCTCGTCCATGCTCCACGCCATCGGCTTCCGGGTAAAAGACCACAAAAGCCATGTTACCCAGCTGAATCCCTTGAACGGGATCAACTTGTTGTGAACTTCGATAGGTAGCTTCGACTGCTCGATGCTCGTTACTTGGTCTTTCATAGTCTTCATTTTTTCGCTTTTTTCTCTACCGAAATTAGACGTCCGGAGGCGTCGTAAACTCTCTTTTCCGTGTCGTTCTCTACCACGGTGTAAAGCAGGACGCCGTTTTTGTCCTTGACAATGTACCCGCTGGCCGTCTTGATTTTGACGTATACCACTTCTCCCTTGGAATCCTTTATCACCGTTTGATTTTGGCCATACGCGGGGGTCACAGCCATCAATGCGATGCAGATGATAACGAAAATGATTGCCGCCAAATAGGCGATGGTTGCTTTTGTCTCCTGTTTCATTTTTGTGATTTTTTTTGTTTGCTCCATAATTCCAGAATCTTCTTTTTTTGCTCGGGCGACATAGCTGCGAGCTGAGAATCCCTCACCTTTGCCTCGGCGTCTGCTATCCGGCCGCATTCTGCGCACCGTTCGTCGAAGTATTCCGCGAACCACTGGTAGACTATCTGCCCGTCGAGACGCCCGTATAATGCGCCGTATTGTCCTTTTTTGGCCCGCGTCATCACAAGTCGTACGTCTGCCAGGTTTATCGCGTAGAAATCCTCCAGGATCATGGAACACGTCTCGATGATTTGAAACCTGTTCATCTTGGCGGATATGTTGAGAAACGATTGCAGATCGTCGATCCATAGCGCCATGCAGGATATAACGAGCTCGTCTCCGTGTATTCGCCGAAGCCCCGACAAGGATTCCATTCCCGACTGAGCGCATTTGATCGGCGTGGACATTGCCCTACACGTCCTCATTCCATCCACCGGGCTATACAGGGCGGCTGGCGCCGAGGATGCGCTCAAACACAGCTCGCTCTTCGTCCGAGAGACCTCCTTTCCCTGCTGTCTTTCCTTGCTTTTCATTTTTCCACACTCGGTTTTGTTTCTGCGATATTGCGAATTCAAAAATGCGTTTCCAGTCTATCGTCTTTCCCCTCCCCTTTTTCTTGTGCAGCCATCCAGCCTCCGTTGCCCAATACTCCTTGCATGCCTTTTCGAGGGTGAGAGAGACGTCGACCCCTGGATTAAAGCGCTCCCTTTCCGCCATCCACTCCTTGTCCTGCGTCCATCTGCGCCATGCCTCTCGGCATGATTGCAGGTAAACATCGAAACTGTCGCGCCAAGTCACCTCTTGGGCTATCTCGATTTTTTCGCGCGCGCTTTTTTTGTTTTTACCAGCAATAGAAATATTCTCTGTTACTATCTCGGCATCTTCGAGTACGTTAGTACGAGAAGATATAATACTACCAGTATCAGTATCAGTATCAGTATCAGTATCAAGGTTCGTCTGGGTTTCTCTGGGTTCGTCTGGGTTCGTCTGGGTTTTGTTGGGTTTTTCTGGGTTCCCAAAATAACCCACTGGGTTTTGTTGGGTTTCTCTGGGTTTTTCTGGGTTTTTTGTGGACTTAGGACGTCCGCCTTTTTTGCCGTTATTCCTATTCCTCTCAACCACAGCGTCGTACCTCTTGTTGTTTTCGTCTATGTATGGCTTGGTAAGGTCGAATATCATAGCCACCACTACCGAATCTCCGCTATACTCCTCTCCGTCGAATCCGTATCTCATGATCGCATCCAGCACCTCCCCTTTTTCGGTCATCGAAAGACGGTTGGTCGCTGTAAGCAGACTTCGAGGTATTACCATGGATTCTTTCATATTCGTTGAAATAAAAAAACCGCTCGTTCGATACCGGGGGGCAGCCCGGTATCTACTAAAGCGGTAAGTCACATTTTGCCCCTGCCCGAGCATTCACACCGCAAATATAAACAAACTTTTTCATTCTCCAAAAAAAATCAGAACGGAGTGTCCGTCATTGCCTGCCTCATGATCTCCTCCATGTATGCCTTCCTCTTCGCTGCGCGGCTGTGTCTGTTTGCCGCCGCCCTCTGTCTTTTGGCTACACTCAGCGGGTTGGCCATGTTCTCCTTCATGTCCCGGCACCACCTCAGATTCGAGGCATTGTTGTTCTCGACGTTCGTATCAAGGTGATCCACGATTTTGTCCCCCTCCCTTTTTGGGATAAAAGCCTCAGCTACAAGGCGGTGAACAAAGTAGTTGTACCTCCCGAAACGATTGAATAACCGCACCCTTACGTACCCGTCGGCATTGTAATCCACCTTCAATACATGGGGGTCTCCGCGCCGCGTAGACACCACCGTTCCGTCCTCTCCGATCCAATACCCCGGGAACTCGTCGATTGGCTTAAATTTCACCCCCCCCCTGTACTCCGGGAATCGTATGGAATCTCCATTCATTCATGTTGCCTATTTTTGGCGCCTTAGGGCGCATTTTACAATCTCTTCGAGGGTTGCATCCGGATCGGCATTCAAAGCCTCTAAAACGGCCTGTTTTGCCCTTTCTCTGGGGAATCCCAAAGTTTTGAGAGCTCGTATTGCATCCGTCTGCAATTCCTCGTTTATTTCCAGCGCTTCCGCTTCTGTCGGTTCCGAATCCTCAGCCTCGGATTCGCCCCCGGCCTGCGGAGGCAGGCCGAGTGCATATCCTATAAAGTTCGACAACATCAGCAGCGGGAACAGGACAAGGCCAACGAGCCATTCCATCGCCGTGTTCATATCATCGTTCATGAGTTTTTACGTCTTGCCGGGGCATAGGAGGATAGATTGTCGTATCTATGAAGTCCACGCCCCCGAATTTCACTGTTTTTACTCTCCCGCTGGCAATGCGCATCTGCACACCCCGATAGGTGATTCCGCACCTGCGGGCGTATTCGGCTATTGTAACTACTGTCTCTTTCTGCTTCGGTTCCATCTTTTTCTGTTATTTTTCGGGTTCGTCAGTCACATCCATGGCCTCCTGCTCTTCGACAGCCGCAATATTGTCGTCCACTCCGTCGACATACTCGGGGGTTGCCTGCGACATATCCATCGAGGAGGGGGTTGCCATGTCGTATTTTAGCGCTGTGATAAGCTTCGAGTTGGCCATTACATCCATGCTACCCCATTTCATCAAGATGCGTTTGATGACCGTCTTTTCATACATGGCAGGCTTGTTTTTCTGCCACAAACCATTTTTGTTGTAGTAGCTTTTGCTGTACTTCTTGCCGTGCTCCTCCAGCTCTTCGACCGTCATGTACAGGTAGTGATCGCCGCCGTTTATATAGCGCAGATAGGCTACATATCCGAGCAGTTTTGTGCGTTCGTGCGGCTCCTGGTTATACTCCATATCGCCCGTAAAAGGGTCGTGATACTTTATGTCCCCCTCATACACCGGAGCGGCCATCAACCGCTGGATCATCCCGGTATTGTTGGCGAGTTGCACCAGTCCGTTTTTCATCGGCATGAACACCGCCTTTTTGGTGACTACCTGCTGCCCGTTCTTGTACGTGGTCTCAGTGAAGGGGACGATGGCGGCCTGCCCGAATGCCGGATCGAGGGACAGCCCCGTTGTTGCACAGGCCATACACGAGCGCATGATGGATTTGGGCGTGCACTCTCGCAGCATTTTGTTCTCGGGAGCCACCAGCAGGTTGCGGACGGCCTGCGTGAATATCGGAGCCCTGTCGCCGAGCACCGCATGCAGGCGTGCCTGCACCTCTCCTTTTTTGTCCTCCAGCAGGGCGATCATCTCCTGCAAATTCGGGGTTGTGGTCTTGGCCACCATCCCCTCGCGCATTGCGCGTTCGTTCTTGTCTGTTATGGTTGTCATATTCCTAAAAAAAGCTCTAAAGTTGATGTTTTGAAATCGTTTAGCATCTCGTCACCCTCGGCGTCATACGTATGGAATTCCCACCAAATCCACACCAGTTTTTCCATCCGCGTCTCCTTTTCTCCCGATCCCAGTGTATCGGGGTGCCAATACACCATCACGTCGGCGGACATACGCCAGTCTTCGCCCGATATGCTGCCCGAGAAGTACGTATTCCCGTTAATGGCGTCCGTGAGGCGGCTTGCTATCTCCTCGTATTCCCGTGCTGTTATTTCTCGTTTCGTGCTCATGTTATTTGAATAATAATTGCCGCGTCGTACTCTCCTTTACATACTTGGCGTATATGTCCGGATTGTCCGCCTTTAATGCCTTCGAATCCAGCCTGCGGCTTGTTACAGTCTTGAATGTAGCCAGCGGTCTCCCGTCGTAGGTTATGGTGTCGTACTGCATGAAATACGCCTTAACCCGTTCTTCCGCCTTGGTGATCTCCGCCTGCATGGCGGCTACCTTCGACCGCTGCGCCCGCACCCACGCGATAATATCCCGTATCTCCGCATCTGCTTCCCGCGGGGCGGCTTCCGACACAGGCCATGCCAGTATAACGTCCTGGCCTGTCTCCACCGGGGGTATTTCGTCGCCCAAAATGTACCTTTCGAACCAGTCCCGGCAGTACTCCACGATATAGGCAAATTTGGATCGGTCGAAATCGAATAGCGCATACACTAGCCGCTTGCCTCCCTCCTCCGCGGCTATGTACGCCGCATCGCGTTCCATGATCCCCATTTGGTACATGATCTGCGTGTACCACAGCATAGGAACCGTCTCGGGCGTCAGTTCCGGCAGGTGCATTTTCGTGTCCTTGCACTCCAGGATATACCGCGTACTCCGGCCCGCGGCGAACACTTCCCTGTCGGGTGCTGCCTGCATGTAGGACGGGTATTTGTCATTGCGGTACACCTCGATCTGCTCGGATCGTTTGACGATCTTTTCCCCGGTCGCCTGCTCGAACATGCGGGCGATCGCGTCCTCCTTGAAGCGCCCGCGGATCATACTGTCGTTATCCTCTTCGGCCGCGGTCTCCAAGGTCTCCATTTTCTTTACGCGCCAGTACTGGTACGGCGTCATATAGGGATTAAGCCCCATAATCGTCCCAACGTCGGAACTCCCGATAACGGGGGTGTCGTTGCGCGCGTGCAACCACTCTTGTCGTGTTTTATAGGTCGTTCGTGTTATCATCTTGTATGGTCATATTTATCAATTGGTTAATTTTATCCTCCCATCTTCCCCTTATTATCCCGCGCCTGTTGAACCGAAGGGCATGGAATTTAAGACCAAGGGGGTACAAGTCCAGTATTTGACGGCGGGCACCCGAATAGATCAGCGCGCGTTTGGGTTTCAGTTCTCCCGGCTCCCACACACTCCCCCATGATTTTAAGCGCTGGTAAACCCGAATGCAATAGGGCGTTATGTTTCGCCAGCATATTACGCTGTCGTGTTGATCGGCATACCGTCTGAGTATTTGTACAAACTCGTCATTCCTTCGTTTCTGCAACTGCTGCTTCGTCTCCCGATCCGTCATCATAAGTGCCGCATTCTTTTTCGTTTAACGCGAGGTAGTCGCCCAGTTCTTTCCGCCAGTCGCCCACCAGTTGATGTACTTGCGACATGTCCCCCTCCTCTACTGCCGCGGCGATCTCGTCGAGAAAGTCGATATCCTTTCTTAGGCGTTCGTGCCCCTCCTTGCCGTAGTAGTTTGCAGAAATCAGTTTGAACCCGTCCGGGGTGGCCTTTGTCCCATGCTCCAACTCCATGCTGAAGGTCGTCCCCTCATGCTTGAAATATCGAGCCGTGAAACGCATGCCGGATCGAATTACCGAGAAATTCTGTATACAACCCGACCCCGATCCCTCAAACCCTGGACACACCTGGGTTATCGTCTCGTTGTATATCCTGTAATTGGCGATAGCCAATTGTCGCGTCTGCTCATACCTTTCGGCGCGTCTTTGGTTGAATGCCCGCCATGCCTCCACGTCCTCCGCCGTGGAATCCTTGGTAATGCATGCGGGCTCATCGGTGCAGACGTCCATATAGCCATTGCATTCGGGATACACGGGCAACATCTTCAGCAGTTTGAATTCCGTTACATTCCACCATCTCGCGCATGGATACAACAACATATAGCCCTCTCCGTCCTTGATCCCTACCTCTACCGACGAGACGACGGGTAATCCGTCGACGATCCCGTAGAGTGTGCACGGCGTGGCGCCCGATCTCTTCAGCACCTCCGCTGCTTTCGCTTCGATAGTGTCGCGCCTTTCTTTCAGTTCGGCGCTCAGTACATAACCCTGGCCTTCTTTGGCCGCTTCGATCCATTTCATTGTTTTCGTCTTTTTTTAGTGTAATTTTTGTTAAAATGCGTTGTTCCGAAGGTGCAGGAGGACGACCGCCGCAAAGGCGGCCATTCCTGCCAGCACTACCGCCCACAGGGCGAGTAGCTGCCTTACTCGATCTTTATCCATATCCGCAAATCCTGTTCCTGTATTTGGGTGGTTATCACGCCTTCCCTAAGGATCGTACTTGCGCCGATGCCTCGGCGTACTGCGATATCTTCGATAGCCTTCAAGGCCTCGTAGCTATATTTCACGTACGCCCCGATCTCCTGCGTCTCGCGGAAAATATGTATCGCGCTTATCGTGTCCTGGGGCATCTCCTGGGTAAGGGCGTACGCCCTTTCTGCCAGTTCGTTCATTGTTTTCATAATTAATTGATTTTTAATTTGATATAATTGTTATGTCTGCTGTCACTCGTGGGCTTATGCCTTGTATACTGTCAGCGCCGCACCCCGAAGCAGTCGCCATGCCTGATTTAGTGCCCGCCCTTGTACCTGAATCCATGTTTCGATCCGGTTCGGCGGCAGAATCATTCCCGATCGGCTCGTTTTACGCTTCATCTCCGAGGGACTACACAAGCGTTTGGCTATGTCCGCGCTGTACACGAGCGAGCAACCTCCCTCGCTGTATGCCATCCAGTTCTCAGCACCCAGCAGCAAAGCAGTTTCGATAAATCGAGGCGTATACCCCCCTGTTTCCTTCGCGTAATCCAGCATTTTGGAATAGTCGCCGAGGATATCCAGCGCATACAGTTTTACGCCATTGTCCCAAGCGGAACGGAACCGGGTATTCTCGATCTCTTCCCTGATGCGGGCTATTTGGGTGTCGGTAAGGGCAACGCCCGAGGTGGTGAAATTAACGTGTGTCATGGCTTTCTGGTTTTTTTGTGTTTATAAACTGCATTCGTGTATTTCCGTCCCGCCGAGGGCTGAAACTTCGACGAGGTACCCGCTCTCCGTCCTGTGTACCGATTCTACCCGCAGCGTGCTTCGGAACATAATCCAGCAGCACAAAGCCGTGAGTACCACCAGCGCCGCGGCCTTAATCATGGTGTTTGTCTCTTTCATAGGGCTATTCCTCCTCCGATTGTAGGTCTAAATCATCCGTCAGTGCTTTTACTTTAGCCAAATCGGCCGCGCAAGAGCGTAGGAACTCCCTAATCATAGAGAACTTCTCTACATGTACCAACTTGTGTGCGAGCGGATCGACAATGCGGCATATTTCGTCCTCTATATGCTCCTGGGCTGCCTTTTTCGATGCGAATTCGCGCCCGTCCATTGTTTGATATCTAACAACTTCTTTCATGACGATTTACTATTAGGTGATTGATGATATTGGTTTATTCGAGTGAGTAGATTAAGACAAAACTTCTACTCGTACAACTGCGTCGGCTGTCGCCCTGGCGTCGTTCAAGTAGCCCAGCAGTTCACTGTTATGCGTGCTGCCGTACACGCCGACCATTGCGGTGTCAGCGGGAATAGCTCCCGAGACCAATCTGGCAGGGGAGGCGGCGCCCCCCGAACATATCAACGGTTACGGCTTCGCCCTCCTTGAACAGGATGTAGTTCGAGTATTTCACCTCGTTCGCTTTCGTTACGGTCAGAAAATCAATTGCTTTCATGATGTTATTCTTTTTGGCTTCTTTTCTTGTTTTCATGGCTTTCGGGGTTTAGCAAATAAAAGACAAGACATTAACATTCTATATGCCTGGAAATACGCGCGGGCCTGCACGTCCTGCCAGCCCTCCCGATCGTTGGGGGCTTTGTTGCCGTTGTCGGTGCGTTTTAACTCCGAGGGAGTGCAGAGGTTTTTTGCTATATCCCCGTCGTAGATCAGCGCGCACCCGCCATAACAATAGGCGTTCCAGTCGGCCGCACCGTTCAATAATGTTTTTTCGGTGAGTTCCGGAATTGGTCGGCCGTTGTTATCGCAATACTCGCAAATGTCTATGTAGCTTCTCAGCAGATTGAGCGCAAAACCTTTCACGCCTCGATCCCAGCACGACCGCGTTTTAACGGCTTCCAGGCGTGCCCGGATTTCATTTACTTCGTTCTTCCAGTTGGTGGAGTTGTTCGTTTGACTCTTTTTCATGGCTTCAAATGTTTGTCTCATTAACTTCGAAGGGTGTAATGTCTGCTCCTTTCCCTTTCTCTATTACAAAGATAGTATAAGATTTTATACCATGCAAGCATTTCACAAACTTTCTTCATCGTTTGTTCTTATGCAAAACGAAACACTCATAAGTTTTTATTACCCGAAAGCCTGCCAGCCTGAGACCACGGCGACCCGCTTCACCCCCATCCAACGATCACGCACGCACACGCACACACAACGGGTTCCGATTACATTCACAAAAACTCGGGAGTTTGCTATGAGTACTCCCCCTTATATATTACTTCTTATCATTCATATATATTAAGAACGTGTATAGTCGCAGGGAGGGGTATTTTTGGTCTGTTTGGCCGGGAGGGAAGGGGGAGCCCGAAGGGGAGGAAAGAGCGAGCGGGGCGAGGGAGCGAGGACGGACGAGGGAGCAGGGGGTGGCCGGGGGAGTGCCAGCCCGGAGGTGGGAGCGAAGGGGAAAGCGAGAGGACGGGGCGGGAAGTGGAGGCCGGGCGAAGCGGGAAGGCGCGCAGCCTGAGCGAGCGGAACAACGTGGAGCGAGCGAAGGAAGGAGACAGCCACCGGGAAGGGGTGCGGGTCTTTGGTCAACAGCCGCCCGGGGTCTGGAGCCTTTCTAACACTCGAGATATTCCCGCGTGGGGATGGATGGGGTACGGGTCTTTGGATTTTCGGGGGTATGTTTTGTGAGGATTTTTGGTTATTCAGGGGGGGGGCTGGGATTTGGACGGTAAAGATATTATTACTATATTTGTACAACAATCTTAAACAATCTGATTAATGGGCGTAAATAAATCAATCACCATCGAGGGGTTTACTTTCCAGTTCGAGGTGAAGTCGAAAGACGGGGTTATGCACGTTTCTCTCTACTCGGGCGAGGGCGAAGCGGCTCATGTCATCATGACGGCCGAGGAGAGCAAGGAGGTAGTCGAGGCGCTGGATATAGTTCGCGGGTGGGTGAAGCCGAGGGAAAACAGACCCTTTACGGAGCAGGAGCTTAAATTCTGAGGTTATGACCGGGATATTCGGATATTATCTTCGCGTCTACGTGACGGCGAATTTCGGCGAAAAATACGACAACGGGGTGAAGCTCATGCTGGATTCGGGGCTTCTGAACGAGACGGCGGCGCAGTGTGCCGTGATATGCTGCTACGTAGACAACTGGTGCAGGACGCATTCGGGGCCGCGGCAGGAGGCGTTCGCGGCGGCGGCCGAAACATTCAATGTTGCCGTATACACGGTACGGCATTACTATTACGACCTTAAAAAAAGGTACGATATCTTCAACAAAAACAACAAAGATTATGAAAAAACTGCTTCGCCGTCCCGCACTGACGGCTCTTTTCGGCCGGAACAAGAAGGTCGGGACAAAAACGACGGCCGAGATTAAAGCGTGGCTGGAGACGCACGGAATTGACCGATCTACGGCCGCGCACATTTCGGGGTTCATGAAGGCGCACGACATCGACCTCGGTGCTATCCGCCTCTGCTCCTACGGCCTCACCTACTCCTTCGACGAGTTCCTGGAGTGGTTCAAAAACGACGATTCCTCGCTCGTGCCCGTCGAAAACAAGTTCGCGATATTTTGGGACAAATGTCATTCGAAGGCAAAGATCGCCGTGTTCGAGGGTAAAACGGACGGAATTATGGGTCGGTTTTGGCTCTCGTCCGACGGATCGTCTCACCGCAACTGCTGCCGATTCGTGTCTATGGCGCAGTACCGCATGATCCTCAACGTCCCCGACGACATGAACATCCCCCTGCCGCTCGGGTTCCTGGACGAAGTCCAAACGAAAGAAACCAAAAAAAAACCCGCCGAAGATGAAAAGTAGAACCTATTCCGTGGCTACGGGCTCCGAAGCCGTCATAACTTCTCGGCCGGAAGGCATGACGCAGGAAGAATACCGCGCCCTGCGGCGCGAGGCCGACCGAAAACTCAAACTCAGACTGCGCTACGGCACGATCATCTACGTGGCCTCCGAGCTGTTCTCCGAGAACGGCATCGACATGATCCGGCGCTTCAAGCCCTATCGGCGCCCCTCCAAATCGGCCGCCGTGAAGCTCGAATCTATGCGCAAGGGAAAAAATATGCGCGCCCGCTTGGAATTGAAAAACTAATTCCCTATATTTGTTCCCGGAATGTTTCTGTGGCATTCCTGAATGTAAATAAACACCTCACTTCCTGGCTTATTTTTTCCTCCGTTCCCGCTCCAGGGGCGGAGGTTTTTTTATTAATTTTTTCCATAATTCACGCCCTTCGTGGTAAATTCTTATATTTGGGCGTAAAAACCGAGCTCCATGGACGACAGGAAATCCGCAATAGACTTTTTAAAGACCGCGACAGCAGTGCCGCAGATGCCTGATGCGACGCCCGCGGAGTGGGAGTGGCCTATATCGGAGCAGGTGGAGAAGCAACTGAAAATGATGGGCGTCTACGACATAATGCGCGAGCAGATATACATAATCGGCACCTCCGCATCGAAGGCGAAGATCGAGATCGCCAAGTCGAAGATCGACGGCCTTACCAAGTCCATGAATCTCATAAAGGCCACCATGTCCGTACTGGAATCCTCCGGATCGGACGTAGACGAAAACCGCATATCGGAAATCGACATACGCATGCACCTCGACGAAGATGATGATAACCAAGAGTAGAAAGGCCGGATGCCTCGACATGAACATACACCTCACGCGCAAGCAGAGGATCATGTGGAACCGCCTCAACGACGGCCAGTGGAAGGAAGTGCTCTTTTACGGCGCCTCGCGCTCGGGAAAGACTTTCGTCATTCTGTACTGGCTCATCGTGCAGTGCGTGGCGCACAAAGCCAACTGCCTCGTGCTCCGCAACCTCTTCACGTCGCTGCAAACCGGAATGCTCCAGCAGACCCTCCCCGCGGTGCTCAACGCGATAGCCAAGCACAACGGTTACGCCAAGTGGCAGGAGATAACCATGAAGGACGGGACACCGTTCGCAAAGTATAACGGCAAGGACAACTACCTCATGTTCTACAACGGCGCCTACATAAAATTCGGCTCCATACGCGGGTCGGCCAACGACGAGAGCCAGTTCGATAAGATTCTTTCGTCGGAATGGGGTCATATCTTCATCGACGAGGTATCGGAGGTCGAGGAGAGGGCGGTAGACACCCTCCGCTCGCGACTGGCGCAGAAACTGCCTGTGCGCAACAAGCTCCTGTTCGCCCTCAACCCCACGCGAAAAACCGGATGGACATACGTCAGGTTTTTCAAGCACGAGACCCGCGAGGGACTGGCGATCCCCCCGGAGCAGACGTCGAAGTTCCTGGTCGTGAAGTTCTCACTTAACGACAACATGGAGAATGTCGCCGACGACTACCGCGAGACCCTGGAGGCCATGTCCACGCTCATGCGCAAGCGCTTCCTGGAGGGCGACTACTTCGACGAGAGCGAAGGGGAGATTTTCAAAAAAATATGCTGGAGCGACGTGAACCCCGACCTGCGCTTCCCGACGCCCGAGGAGTGGATAGACCTCATCATCTACACCGACCCGTCGGCCAAGGACAGCCGCAAGAGCGACTTCAAGGCGTCGCTGCTCATGGGCAAAGCCCGCGGCCGAATATGGCTCATCGACGTGCTGGCCGTGCAGGGCACCTCCCTGGAGATGATGAAAAACATTCGGGAGTTGTACCTCGAAAGCCCCAACCGCCTCATAACGCGCATCGTGATGGAAAAGAAGCAACTGCCACTGGACTTCAAGACCACATTCGACCAGTTCCAGGCGGACACGGGATGGATATGCCCCCTGGAATGGGACACCCGGAACATGGGCGACAAGTTTACGGTCATCGAATCCATCCTTGATCCCCTCTTTACGTCCGACAGGTTCGTATTCAACGCCAAGCTCAAAGATACCAACCGCGGCGAGGAGGCCGTGAATCAGTTCCTTTTCTTTTCGCGTAAGGTCGATCCCAACCGCAAGGATGACATCCCCGATGCGGCGGCCAAGGGCGTATCGCTCATGAACCGCGCGGGCGGAACCGTGGGCTCCGCGTACAAAAGCTCCGGCATCATAGTAAAAAAACCAAAACGTTTCATATCATGACCGAGAATGTGAAAATTTATACCATCGAGGAGCTGAAAAATATGGGATGGGAGTTTCTAAGCACCAACACCTCAGCTCAAACTCATTTCGACGATCAATTCGCCGAATTATTATATTCAGAAAACATCCCGGACGATTTCCCCGACGTGGTGTCTTTTAAACAATTTGAGCCCTACTTTACGGGGCCCAAGGACGTCCCGTCGCTCAGTTATAATAATTTCAACGGTACGACGTTGTTATTCGACGTGGAAAAAGATCCTTCTATTCCCGGCAAGTATATGATAAATTCGAAAATGGGGCTTTTTATTATCACTGGCCTTAGTTGCTCGGAAACAATGTCTCTGCTTTTTACGCTCTCCGTGTCTGTAAAAGGCGACACCCCCCTGCCGTTTAAAGTAAATTATCGCCGTTCGCCTAATGAGGCATGGGTCGAGCGTTACTCAGGGTTAGCTTACAAGATGACCGGAGATATGCTGCCTAAATTGCAAATTCCTATTCTTCTTTCCGGACTGCATCCCGGATCGCCGTTCCATTTATCCATAGAACGAGATGTGTATAAACTTCCCATCGTTGAGGATAAAAACTTATACATCCACTATTTCGGTCTCGCAGGAGATTTTGTGTCCAACAGCACGACGACAGCTAAAAAGACCTTCACAGACCCCAAAACCGGAGCAGTAAGGTCGTATTCCAATACTCCGGTGATGTGTATTTCGGAGGCTGAATCCCTCCAGTCGGCCGCAGAGTACGCCTCACTCATAGAATACGGGGAGCAGGTTATCGTGGCCGCGGAACCCGGTAAAATGTACTTCCCCGAGGTGGAGCTCTATCAGTGGATTTCACCCCAGCAGCTCGACCAGTTCAAGAAAATGTATCCCGATTGTGTGGAGATTTCTTACAACAGCGCTCTGGGGTATGTGTACAGTCAGATCGGGGAGCTGTACGACATAGCCTCGATACTGGCCGGAGACACCAACGACGGTACGTCGAAGATCATGCGGTGGATATTGACCGTCCTGACGGCCTACAATATCACGAGCCCCTCGGCACGGCACTCCGAGACCCTGCGCGACAACTACGAGATGGTCGTAAAGAAGGTCACGGAGATGAAAAACGGGGCTACGACGCTGCATGATGCCCCGATAAAGGAGACCCCGAATGCGTGGGGTACGGTAGTAAACGGATCGAAAAACAAAATGCGCGGATAAATGGCACAATTTCATACCCCGAGGCAGCAGCCTTACAACCCCTTCCGCCCTATTGGGGCGCCGAATGTAAAGTCGAGGTACATTCCCAACCAGTACTTCGTCGAGTTCACTCCGAGCTGGTGGCGAAATGCCATCGACAACGCGGTGAACTACTCCGACCTTACGATGGTGGACACCCTGTATTCGTGGTGCATTCAGTCGTCTCCGTTCCTGGTGAGCCAGATGAACAAGCGTCTGAACCCCATTGAGAACGCCGTGTTCGCGTTCTACCGCGACGGCGAGATCGACGAGAACCTCACGGAGATGATAACCCGCACCCGGTGGTTTAACAAGATGAAGCGCGAATTCGTGCTCTCTAAATTCTATGGCGTGCGTATCGTCGGCATCGACGTCGAAAAAGACACCATCACCAGCTACCCGCTGCGAAACATAGACATGGTGAACAGGGCGATCCGGTCGCAGACCTACGCCATAGAATCCGTGGCCAACGTCGATGATTACGACAATATGTTCTACATGCAGCCCGACACCGACCAGGATTTCAAAATGGGAATGATGCAGCAGATTTCCCGCGCCATGATCGGCATTGTGGAGGCATACAACAACTGGTCGGTGATAAGCGCTACGTACTCATATCCCCGCACCACCGTGGGCTTCATCGACGGTAACGCGCAGGCACAAGCGCTGGCCGAGAATATCGCCAACAACCTCGACCCGCTCGACACCCCCGTGCTGCCCTTCAAGCAGAACCTCGACAATAAGGAGAACGTCTACCAGGTGGAGGTCAAGCCCCTCCAAACCCAAATGTACCCCGATGCCTTCCGCGTGTTCAAGGAGTACATAGACAGCTACCGCGCAGAGATCATGCAGGAGGTGACGGGAGGCACTCTGCTCGGCGCCACGGAGAAAAACACCAACTCCGAGCAGCTCGCGCAGATACATATGTCCCTCTACGAAGCACTGTGCAACGCCGACAAGCGCGACTTTGCGAACTTTTTCAACTACGAAGGTGCCATCCAGAAGATCGGCCGCCTGCTCGGCATAGATATGTCGGGCGTAAAGCTCATGGAGGTGCCCGACACCACCATCAGCGTGGATAAGTTCGAGCGCATAGGCCGCGTGCTGGCTTCGCAGGGCATGGCATACAGCCCCGAGGTCATGCGTAAGGTCGGCATGGAGCCCTCCGACATAAACACTGCCGTGCGCAACAACAACTGGACGGAGGTTAAATTGCAGGCCAAATCCATCATGGCGAAAATAAAGTCGGCACTTACGCCCTCCAAGAAAACAAACGACAATGGCAACGATAGCAGACCTGAGGAGAAAGATTAGCACCGCCATCTACAACATCAAAACCCAAATTCCGGCTAAGGTGGCCGAAAGCATGGCCGGGGAAACGCGCCTCAACTTCGAGCGCGAGGAGTATGGCAACGACGGCACGCCCCGGAAATGGGCGGACAGATGGGGAAAGAACCTGAAAACAAAGAGGTTCGAAAACCTCGAATCATACCTCCGATATCCGAAGCTGCGCCACAGAGGCCGTCTCGCCCGGAGCATCACACCCTTCTATGGGAGAGGTTTTGCCGGGCTGCGCGCCGCGGCGCCCTATGCGGAACTGCAAAACACGGGAAAGGGCGCCCGCACCGGAGGCAACCCCTTCCGCACGCGGCCCTCATCCTCGACGCCCGTGCGGCTCGGCACTAACCCCGTTGCCCGACCCTTTATGGGTGTTGGCCGAAGAACCGAGCTCAATACGCTTCGGTTATACTCCCGAGAGATCGCAAAACTGGTGTAGAAAAAATTTTATTTGCGAAATATTTTCCTTTGCACTACATTCGTAACGTCCTATACTGAAATTATGATCGGTGAAATTTGCAAAGCAATAGTTACGGCACTGCGGGCTTCGGAGCTCGTGGACGAAAATAATGTCAGTATAGTCCTCGCAAATGACAACGGAGAGGGGACGGTAAACACCGACCTCCCGGCCATAGCCGTAAGCGTGAAGGGAACCGAGCGTGACACCGGGGAGTTCATCGGAGGCATGATCTACAACCAGTACATCGTGCAGTTGTCGGTGATAACGCCGTTCGACAATCAGGCCGCGTCGCCAGACGATGACCACCAGTACGATCAGATGAACCTTGCATACAAGGTCATGCTCTATATGGCCGCGTGTTCGCGGGGGGTGATAAAGAACTCTGCGGGCGAATGGGTGCCGCTGGACTTTTTTACCGAGCTGAGGCAGAAATACGGCTTTACGCTCCTTTACAAGGAAACCGAGACCTATCAAACGATAGCTATGGAGCGCGATATGGCAAATCTCCCCGTGCATAACACGCGGCTCATATACATGGCTAACTTCGTCGACAACAGCACCTACGAACAGGATTCGTTCCTATGTGATGCGATAGAGATGAAGTGTCTGTGCGATACAGTAAGGAGCACTAATTCATAAATCTGACATGGCAAAAGCGACATATCAAATACTCTCGAACGAGGCGCTCAACAGTAAGGGTTTCGTGGTGCTCAACTCCAGCATCGACTGGAGCAGGTACCTCAAAAATCCGATCCTGCTGCGCAACAAAGATACGGGAGAACATTTCGGCCAGCCCATCGGGCGCGTCGAAGATATTCATTTGGAAAACGGCAGGTGGATCGGAAAGCTGGTGTTCGGCTCCTCCGAACTCGCACAGGCCGCAAAAAGAGATTACGAAGCCGGAATACTCAACGGAGTGTCTATATTCGGTAGGGCGCGGATCGTCGAGCGCAATGGCAGGAAATACACTACATTTTTCGAGGTGTGGGAGATTTCCCTTGTCAACATACCGTCCAATCCCGATGCAGTGGCGATACGGGGAGAGGATAACGTTGGGTTGTCGGCAGTATCATTCGTGCCGGACAGCATAGAGATCGAACAGATCGAGAGCCTGTCGGCATACCAAACAGACATCATAAACCAATTTGAGAACAAGATGGAAAAAGAGGAAGAGAAAAAAGTCCCCGAAACCGGGACGGAGCAGGCTTTCGACGACCGCGTGTCGCTGAGCGCCATGTCTAAATTCCTGGAACTTATCGGACTGGCACCCCGAAAGAGGCTTCGCCGCGCGGATGAAATAGACCGCGACGCCGACCAGGACGACGCGGATGCCGGGCAGGATCAGCGTGATGCCCGCGAGGATCGCCGTGCTGCGCGCTATGAACGCGAAAAGGGCGATGATACCGAAGCGAAACGGCGCGAAAAGGACGCCGAGCGCGACGACAAGATGGCCGGAAAGGACGAGAAGGAGGCCGACAAAGACCGCCGCGAAGCCCGCGAAGAGAGGGCGAGCGCACTGGCCGCAGAGCCCGCCACCGAGGCCCTTTCCGCAACCGCAGACGCGGCCACAGACGACGCCAAGGAAACCAAAGCCGAGGCAGTCAAACCCACAGCGCTCTCCGCTGCGGAGGATGCGCGAGTATTCAACGATAAAACAATCACAAAAACCAAGACAATGGTAAAACCCTTTTTCAAGTACATCGACGACCCTGAAAACATGCCGAAGATTCAGGCAATCATGGGTCTGTCTGCCTCCTCGGGCACTGCCGACGGCATTGCCGAGGTGAGCTTGTCGGCCGCACAGGATGCCGACGTTCGCGAATCCATCCAGGAGCTGGCTGCGTCCATGCTCTGCGACCCCTATTTCATGGCCACCGTGCAGAACATGACCTTCCAGGTCAACGAAGGACGCCGCGAGAGTGTCGTCGACACGATCCAGGGTCTCGCCTCGGGCGAAAAGTCGGGCCAGTTCGTGAATAATGCCGACCTGGCAAAGATTTCGTGGCTCTCGCTGTTCGTTCGCCAGCTCTTCCCGCCTAACACGTGGGCTGACCGTGTACGCCGCCTGTCGGTGCGCGACAAGGAAGGCATCATCTGGGTGGAGAGCGCCGTCAATCCGGATATCTACTTCGGAGATCGCGCGCCGCTGAATGCGCCCAACTACCTCTACGACGACCTGCCGCGAGGACTGGAGCGCAAAGTGTTCTCCATGCAGCCTATTGTATGGCAGCCCGCGAACTCCGACGTCCTGGCCTACAACGACCGAGCAACGGGTCAGCTGGATGCCATGGCCAAAATGTCCATGTGCATCCACAACTACTGGCTCCAGACCATCGCCGAGGCAGTTCCCGCAGCTAATCACCTTACAATGTCCGGCGCAGAGTTCGATTCGTCAAAACGATTCCCGATCAACTCGGCCGCCACTGGCAAGCTGCTCGGCATGACCCTCAATGACCTGCTCGCCGCACAGGGCCGCTTCATCGCCCGCAACCTCAACTTCCGCCGCGGGAACGGTGTGGCTGTGTTCGCAGAGCCCTACTACACGTCGCTGGTGCAGACCGACAAGGTTCAGAGCATTCTGACGCAGCAGTTGTCGAACGCCCGTCCCGAAGGCTTCACTTACTCGGGATTCGACGTCATGGCTCGCTCGGTCATCGCTGCCTACAACACTGCAACGTCTACGGTCGTGGATGCGGAGACTTATTTCGACAAGCCCGTCACCTTCGCAACCGGAGCTATCGACACCGCTCATGTGAAGCCCGTGCTGGCCGAAACGGTTTACGACATCGGCCTCGGATTTATCCCCGAGGAGGTCGTTGTGGCAATCGGCAACACGAACATCCATATGGTGTCCGACCCGAACAACTACGGTTGGAAAGTGTCGATGGATATTTCGACGGGTGCCGGAACTCTCCGAAGCAGCGCGGCAGGCATCGTTCTGTATCGCCCGACGGTAGCCGCCGGAGCGTAACTCAAC